CTGTGGCGATAACGATTTGATTGCTGACTCTGGGAGATAACGCTCCCCTGTATCAGATGATCGTTTACCACTCTTGGTGGTCCATTTCTGGTCACCCCAAGCTTTCAAGGATTGCTGCGGAGCCTTCACTTGTACCCGCCTCCAGCAGCTTTATATCGCTTAGCGAGTAGCTGTGCTTTGCGGGCACTCCACTGGCCTGCACCAGTACCCTGAACCGCGGCAGCTTTGATTGAATTAAACAAACGCTTTCTCATGCCAGGCTTGGTGTAATTACCAGCTTCATTGACCTTTGATACTTTCCCGCCTTCTGCGTACTGAATGAAATCAGTATCGTCACGTCGGGATCGTAATTTTGGGCGCGGCATTTTGGAGGGATTGATAATCCCCATTCCCCGACTTTTGAGCATTCATCGCCTCCATCAGTGCGGCTAATCCCATCGGCAAATAAGGATCCAAGGGACGTAGGTAATTAGGATACGGCATACCGTAATAAGTTGAAAGTTCTGGACCTAAAACCGTGGGTTGCTGGAAGTCCATCGTGTTATCAGTACCAGTTCCGGGGCCAACGGGCTTGTTAACCGGTACACCAGGTTCCAGTGTTATTGGTGGAATAGTTATTGGCGGGGTAGGCGTTACAGGTGTCGTAGTCGTTCCACCTGTTGTTGTGGTCGTAGTAGTTGTACCGCCAATATCCAAAGGATCATCTGTAGGCAACTCTTTTGTTGACTTAACTTCTACCGTTGGTGTGCCACCTACAAAGATGCCGCCTTTATCGACGTTAACGTCCGGTATCAAGGTGTCAATATCAAGCTTTGGTTCATCTACTATTGGTTTAGAAGTAACTACTACAGGAGCAGTCCCACCTTCTGTGGTGTTGTCAGCCTTCGGAACAGCAGACTCAACGGTTAACTTAGCTGCGTTTGGATCTTCTGATTTTGCTGCCACATTCACAGTGCCTGCTTTTTGTATTTCACCAGCGCCAGGGATGATTGTGTTGATGTCCGTGAAATCTACGACCTCAGAAGGCTTTTGACCAGTCACTGTAACGGTTGGCGTACTTGCCATTACATTTGTAGCGCCTAGTCCCAACCCTGGAGTAAGAGCGTCGATTGTTAATTGATCGCCTATGGGTGTTGAAGGGCTAGAAACTGTAACGGATGGTGTTGTTGATCCAGGAGGTATTACGTCTATTCCTCCCGCCCCCATGGATGTATCAGCAGCACCCGTTACTGTTACAGCATTAGATGCAAGCTGCGATATGTCGCTGCCCGTTTGGCTATCCTTGGCAAACGCCTGTTGCTGGTCTGACGTTAGTCCGCTAAGGGTAATTTTGTTCGTAGCATTTGATACACCAGAAGCGATCTCATCAATTAGCTTGGAATTGTTGGTAATGAAATTCATGACAGCCATCGGGTTTTGGGCCATCGATGTTATGTTCTGCGCTCCAGAGAGAACGGTTTGAGTAATAAACTTTGCTTGTGCAGGCGTTATAGTTTTTCCGCTTGCATCCACAATAGCTTCGGTTACCAAGGGCGTCACAGCTGTTGTAAGTGTTTTGGTTAAATCAATCTTTCCATCAACAATTAACTGACTTACCGCACTACCTACAGATCTTGCTGCCGTAGTCGCTATATCCACACCAAAATCAACATCTCTTAAGCTAGGAAGCATTAAGTCATAAGCCTGCTTTGCCACCATCGTCCCTATAACAGGGGCAACCCCAGACACAAAGCCTTTGTTAAAATCGCCGCCGGCGGCTTCGTTGACCAGACCTTGATATGTTCCACGAACAATTGCTGTTGCCGTAGGTCCGGCTATGGCGGCAGGCATACCAGCAGACATCAGCATCCCCGTAAGTCCCGTCCCAGCCGTCATTTCTCCACCAAGTGCAGCAAGCTCAACACCACCGACTGCGCCACCAATAAGCTCAGGCAACAAGTAGGGTGCAGCAAAAGCCGCAGCTACAGCAAGAGGAAGGGCGTACTCTTTTGCGCCATACTTTTCTTCCCAATTACTGGCTATACCAGCGCCACCACCAGCCGTTTGTCCAAGGAAGTAGCCTGTGCTTCCCTTGCCTTCACCCTCAGATCCAAAGCGCCACATACCGTTATTCTCTGACTGAGGTACAGCTTGCAACTCTTTGCCTGTCTTCTTGTCAAAGTAAACAACGTAATTAGTGGCTTGCTCGCCTTCAGTAGCGCGGAAATCCTCGCCTGGTATGGCTTGACCAGTGGCCGGTAAATTCCTTGTCTCAACACGCGTGCCAATCTGATTCAGATCCGTAATACCGTATTGGGTTAGGTAATCAACCATCTTCTTAGAGTGATGGTCCCAACCTTGGTTCTTATCCCACACGCCCGCGGTAGTACCGCCCTTGGTAATTTCATTAAGCTGATTGGTTAGACGCTCTTGGCCAGTAAGCTTTGCATCTGCTTCTTTGGCAGTTACATAGCCTTGGATACCGGTTAATAAGTCCTTGCGGCTTTCCGGGGTGCCTATGTAATTCACAACATCAGCAAGATTCATCTTGTTGTCTGAAGCAAACTTGATGATCTCGTCATAACTCAGTTGCTTATCTTCACCGGCCGCAAGATCCAAGCCCGATTTAATCTTGGTATCTGTTTGATACTGTGTAAGCTGATCAGGCTTAACGCCAATATAGCCGGCCAAGTCTTCGATCGACATGTTATTTGTCGATGCGTACTGAAGTGCCTTGTCAAAAGCAATCTGGCCTTTATCGTCCGCAAGCTTATTCAGATCAGAAGCTATAGCCTGATCTTTCTGATATTTGAATATCTGCTCAGGGGTTACCTTCAAATAGCCTGCAAGCGCATACGGACCGACATTATTCTTTGATGCGTAATCAAGCGCTTTATCAAATGGGATATTGCCCTTTGTATCGGCTAGCTTGTTTAGGCCAACAACAAAGTCTTGGCTCTTCATGGCCGAATTAGTTGCGGCCTGGTCTATACCAAGCAAGTCAGCCAAACCTACCGGTGCATTAGTGCCAGAGTCCCGAATAGCCGTGGCGATCGTACCCAGGTTATCTGATACAAGCGTCTTGAATTCATCTGGCGTCTTGTTAAAAAACTTAGCCAGGTTGTCTAGCTCAATACCTTTATCAATAGCCAACGCCAAAGCCTTGGGCAATCCAACCGCCCCTGCCGCGTCTGCCACTGAAGCAATCTGCTGCCGGTCCTTTTCATAGACCAACATGTCTGTCGTAAGCTTGGGAAACTTTTCTTTCAGCGCGTCTTGAACATCTGCATACGCAAGCTTATTGCCATCTGCGTATTCAACAATCTTAGTCATGCTGACATTACCGTCCTTATCTAGGAACTTGGTAACGTCTGCTTGGATAGCACTTGCTTCCTTGGTTTTTATTGCGGTGCTAATGGCTGCATTGGCGGTTGTTTCATCAACGCCAATAGTTTTAGCTATCTGCCTTACCTCATCTGCCGTGGCGCCATTCTGTACAAGTTTGGTAATTGGATCTTGCAACACCTTGGACATTGCCGTGGTGTAATCATTAACCGTTTTGTTTGTACCAAAAGCCGTATTCACCATGTCCACAGCCAACTGCGGGGACCATGATTTCTCTAGCGTTATCTCAAGCAATCGCTGATCCATCAGCAAATCACTTGGACTCCCTGCCGTTAGACGAGTCTTAAACTCATCAGCCGTCATCCCAAACTTTGACCTTTGCGAATCAGCTATCTGCTGTGGCGTTGGTCCTGATGGCGGAGGTGGAGGGGGAGGCGGTGGTGGTTCTGGTTGAGGTTCGGGAGAAGGTTGAGGGGCGTAAATATTACGAATCTCACCTGCCGAGTAACCAGCATTTACTAAATTAGCAACAAGAAACTTTGGCAAACCTAACTCGGAAGCTAGGTCTGCTATGGGATCAGAAGGCTGCGCCTGTACTTCTTGGACGGTTTCTTGAGGAGGTTTCCACCCACCCTCTTTAATCATCCATTGAATGGTTCCTTCGTCGGCAATGCTTCTTAATTCATCAAGCGTTGTACCGGCAGCGGTAAACCGCGCAATTTTGTCAGCCGCACCTAGACCAAACCATTCACTATCAAATACAGGAAGTGCCACAAATCACCTTAGCAAGAATAGCCGCCCTTGGCCATCTTAACCATGGTTCCCTTGGTCTTGCCCTTCACGGCAACGCCATCTTTAGAAGGAGCAGCAGTCTTCACTGCACCCATCTTCATAGGCTTAAGACCTTGGGGGACAACACCACCAGCTTTCCCGGCTCCGCCTCTGTAAGTTCCAGTTTCGGTCTTTGAACCGGGATAAGGATCTGTTTTAACCGGTTTTCCGGAACTGTCACGGATTTTTTTACCGCTAGAGTCTGTCACTGCGCCACCAAACTCATACTTCTTCATACCCTTCATCTCGGCCATTTCATGCTTGACCATAGACTTAGGTGCGCCCTTAGCTTTCATAAAGGCAACTTCTTTCTTGACCATTGCCTTGGGCTCACCGCCCGCTTTGTAACCTTTCATAGCTCTTTGCTCCGATAGTCCAATCGCAATTGCTTGCTTGGGGTTAGTAACTTTCTGGCCAGAGGAAGACTTGAGTTTACCTTCCTTGAATTCACGCATAACGCGTTTTACCTTGTCCATCAGATAATCCTTCCGCGTGTTTTGCCTTTAGAAGCTATACCGTCGGCACGCTTTGATGCAGAACCTACCTTGCCACCAGCCTTAAAGCCTTCTTTCATCCGGCGACGTGCTATGTACAGGTCGGGCTCCATGCCAAACCTATCCTTGCGTAGATAGCTGACATTGGTAGATCGTGCCGCACGAGCATCAGGGGCAAACGATGACATGGATGGTGATTCTGGCTTAGCAGGTTTGGCCGCGGGCTTAGCTACCCCTCCTCTGCGGGTCAACCCTTTTTGAGCATTCATGTAATCACGCAGGTTATCAAAACCGGCTTTTTTCATCTGCTCTTTGGTGACTACGGGAGCCTTAGTAGCAGTCTTTGTAACCGTCCGACTGAAACCAGCGGAACCAGGCTCTTCCATTTCTGATACAGAAATGCTTTCCTTAACCTTGGGTCTTTGCTTTTCTTCCTCGGCAGCTTCATTAATGCGCTCTTGGATAGTTCGCGGACCCATCTGACCAAAGCCTTGGTACTCAGAAAACGAGTCAACCAACTCGCCTTCATTGAATCGCTTGACTCTACGCTTCTTCATACTACCCCCTACTTTAGTAGCAAATCCCGCCAGCTGGCGGGATTACTTCATTACGACCATCGTGCCTTTAGTCTTGCCACGCTTGGCGCATCCATCAGCGGCTTTCACGTAACCACCGGCTTTGAACATCTTGCCAAGGTTGGGGCGCTGATCCATCTTGCGTAGCTTGGCATCCTCTACTTCTTGTTGCATCGCACCACGTTCTTTTTGGGTGGGTACAAGATCGTAGTTAGGGTTGTAGTTCGTGTCGCCATGGCGCCCACGGCCTTTACGGGGATCATTTTGCATCATCATTTCCTTTCAGCGAGGGCATCAATTTTTGCTTCCAACCTGCCAATACCTGCGTCAAACCTTTCCATGATTCTTTCAAGGTCTGCACGAACTTCTGCGCGAGTGATGTGATCACGGGCAATTTCCTCCCGAGTTCTGTTAAGTAGGATCTGGATGCGCTTCTGTTCATCTGAAGCTTGCTTAAGCATGAACATCACCAGACCCACAAAGAATGATGTGATGAGATTCCAAATAAGAGCGCCCGTATCCATTTAGCACTTCCATGCGCGTAGACTTTTGTTAATACGGCTATTTGGATCTTTGGCTGTTTTGGCCGACGTAAGTTTCTTTTTCATCCCTTCCATTCTGGCGCAGAATGATTTCTTACGTGAACCGCCCTCGGGTTGAGGAGCCTTAAGACCGGGCTTATCGGGATTGGCTGCGTTATAAGAAGCCCGACCCTTGGCGTTTAAGCCACCGGCCGGGTTTTTACCTTCTTTGCGTTGCCAAGCCGGCGTCTTAGCCATAAAACACCGTGACTTTGGCGTTGGTCAGTGTGGCGTAAGCACTTGTCTTACACCAAACGCCATTGGCAGGAATGAGTACAGCAAAGGTTTCACCATTAGCAACTGTGTTAATGATGAACTTGCTTGTGCCGCTCGATCCGCCGTCTTTAATCTCAACACTGCCAGTGGATGCACCCGGTTCAACAACCAACCCGCGGACGCGAGTTGGTGTAGCCGAGACATCACCAGACGCAGCAAGAGACTTGCCTAGGACGTCTGTGTCCATGTGACACTCCTATTAGGACGTTGCGAATGGTGTAGCGACAGTTCCTGAGCCAAGGGCAATACCGTTGACCATGTACTTGTTGGCTGCGATCGCAACGATCTGGACCCATGAGCCTGCAACGCCACCGGTCGTTGTGCCATTAAAGTTAATGAAGTCATCGCTTGCACCGGCTGTATAAGCCACAAGCGCATTGGAAGAATCAGTATCAACACCAAGGATCGTACCGACAAACCTGTCAGTGCCATCTGTACCAATCTTCAGTGAAGATGTAGCAATCGTGGTTGGAACCCAGATCGTATAAACAACGCCTTCGTTGTTGGCCGTATTGGGATCATTGCCAGGGCCAGACGAGGATACGTTAGCTGAGGTATTGATTGCAGGAAGTGTCAGAACCACGTTAGCAGCAAGTGTGCCGCCCACGGAAATAATCCGACCGGCATGGGCCACGGGATTCAGTGTAGTACTGGAAGTGATCTCAACAATGGTCGATGGACCCTGCTGATAAATACCGCCAAGCGAACGGACTGGGCCGTCAAAGGTAGAAATAGCCATGATAACTCCGCGTAGTAGCGCATCCCCATACCGTCTCTACTAAGTCTGCTAGGCCAGTCGGTATGAGTTAAATCCTAGTAGGGTGGTTGTATCAGTTATTAGGGTGGGAGTCAATCAGCTTATTGGACTTCAATAGGTTTTCTTCTTGCGTGATTACACGCAAATTCCATGGGACGTGTAGGCCACATATGGTTGGGTTGATAAGAGGAATGATGTGATCAACAACATACCGCTCCCCGGTTATTTTTGTTAAACGCATGGCATGTAAGTAGAGCCCTTTGATCGCCTCTTTTTGCTCTTGCGTTATCCATGGGGGTGTCGCGTTTTTGTGGCGACGCTTCCTAACGCTATTGAACGCTTTATAAAGATCTGGGTTTTGCTTCTTGTATTTCTCCCTGTGTCTTGTTCTTTCTTCTACCGGCCTTGCATTTGCTCTGGCAATGACTTGCTCTTTGTTTGCTTCGTAATACCTGCGTTTTGCTTGCTTGCCAGCTTCAGATTCGTTGTATGCCCGGAAGTACTCAGCCCTTGTTACGTTAGCTTTTTCCCATTCAACCTTCAGGCATTCAACGCATGAGCCTTTTGTTTTGCGAGGCGCGATGTGTCCGTGCTTGCAGGGTTCGCCTGTGAAGTAATACTTTGCTCCGACAGCTTTTGCTTCTGGGCGTGATTTAGGTAAATTCGCGATGTCCATATTATCTCCTGTTATACGACACTGGAAATTATAGGACAAATAAAAGGGGGCGTCAACCCCCTCTTATTGGAACGTAATTGATTACGCGCCCTGGCTTCCGAAGATTCCTAAAGGATCGGAAACGCCAAAACTATAACGCTCCCTTGCTTTATATCTTACGTTACCGGTATCGAAGTCCCCGTCCATTCCAGTACTCATCGGTGTCCGCACAAAGTGCTTCAATCCGTTGGGTACATCGGTGGTGAGGAACCAGCCGTTCGTGTCGGTCAAGAAGTGGTTGATCGTATAGCCTTCTGGGATCGAACCGTTGTTCTTGATGGCGTTGATGTCGTTGTTGTTGGTGCCGACACGGAGTTCGGTTTCCAACAGACGCGTTGCCACGAACTGGAGGTTAGGAGGAACAATGAGCTTGCGTGGGCGAGCTGCAATCAACAGATCACGTTCGTCGGTCCAAGCTGCGATTTGAATGACTGCGTTTTCCAACGAAGTCTCATTCAAGTCTGCCTGGGTCGCGGGCGTGTTGCTGTTAGTGCCGCCGGATACAAGAGGATGTGATGTAGAGAACAGAGGCTGGCCGTCACCATAAGTAACGCTTGATGCCCATCCGTTGTTCAATACGGCTGCTGCTTTCACCTGCTTGGTGTATGCCATGGCGCGTGCGAGTGCCTTGGTATAACGTGAGCTGAGCGAGTCGTACAGGTTGTCTTCGATTGCCTCTTCGGTAATCGAGAAACCCATAGCGATCGTCTCATGGGTGTAGCGAGCTGTCCAAGCTTCCTGCGCGTTGTCATAACGAATCGCAGCGCCTTCGTTCTTGACCGGTGCGGCCGAGAATCCAGACAGCTTGGTTTCCTCTTCAAATGAACGCTCAGAGGTCTCGGTTTCGTAGATCTCTTTGTGTTCTTCGCCATAGCGAGCGTACTCAAGACCGAACAGTGCGTTCAGGCCGGGGAGCAGCTCTTTCAGTAGTTGTGCGCGTGAAATAGCCATTTAAGTTTCCCCTTACAGTCCGACTGGGTTGTTGTACGCATGACCGCCCGTAACCACGCCCGTCGCCTGCACTACATAAGCTGCATTGAACTTAACGATGATTTCTGGGTAGTAAATCGTACTGCTATATGTGAATGCCGTATCGGGCACCACATCAATGATTCGCAACGGCAATGTTTGTGTCGTTGCACCGGTTGCAATATCTACTGCGTAACGGCTGTCCTTGGTCGTGGTATTCAAGGTGTTTGCAACCATAGCCACGTTCAGACCGATGTCTGTGTATTGGAAACCAGACGTGGTCGAAACTACCGTGGTTCCACTAACGCCACAAACTTGGAACAGCTGATCTGGATCTTCACAGACATAAGCAACGATATAAGTGTTGCTTGCTACTGCGGTGCCAGAAATCCATGCTTGCGAAAACGTGGGTTGACCAGTTACAGCAGAAACAAACGTACATCCCATGAATACACCAGCAAAGCCAGTGACAGGAGCGGCCGTCGTCTCGGTACAAACAACAATGCAACCATTGTTGTCAAACTTCACAGGGTCACCAAAACCAATGCTCGATGCGCTGGAGTTTACGATCCGACGCTGACGAGTGGCTCCGGCAAACACCTGACCGCCGATCAAGTTGATCGGACGCAGGCCATATGGGCCTGAAATCGTCGGGTAAGCCATTTGAGTTACTCCAAATGAGGTTATCTTTTACCGAATTGGACCTCGGTGCGTCTGTCATTAAACAGTGGCATCCGTGGGTCGTTTTCGCGCATAAAGTTGCTGTCCACACTCTTCATCCAATCGTTGGCTTGCTTCAGGTAATGGGTATTACGCTGATCCACCATCTCAACGGGAGCGCGGCACAACATTAATCCACCAATCTCAATATTGCCGGTTTGAGGTCCGGTTGCGAGCAGGGCTCGGGTTACCTCGGGATAGTCTTCCCACTTGCATGGTTCGAATCCATCCTGATGACGGCTGGCTACATTCCTTGCGTCGGACTGCCCCAGTACTGCGGTGCGTACCCAACGATGTCTCCAACCATCCCGCGGGAGAGGATCGGGCAATGAGCTGGGCGGCTTCCATTGCTTCGGACGTTCCGTGGTTTCACGGGTCTGTGCTTCTCTGGATTCGCGGCTCATAACTTTCCTTCCATGCGTAGTTTTGCCAATTCCATGGCGTATTTTTCAAGCGGAACTCCAAGCCTCTTGGCCGTGTTGGCCTCTGAGGTTGTCAGCTTCAGTTTTTTAGGTGGCGAGCTGCGCGTTGCCGGGGCAACCACCGAAGCAGGAGGCTTTGCTTTTTCCTCTGGTGGCTCCCGATCACCAAAGTACTCAGGGAATTTCTCCCTTACGCGAGAATTAATCTTCTCGTAATACTCATCCGTCAATGCGTAATGTTCACCATTTTCCCGAGTAAGCTTTTTATGCAGGCCCATGGCAAAAAACGTCATCTCATCATCTACCCCAGGCTCGCCTGATTGACCAAACCACTTATTATTGGCCTTCCAGGTTTCTGCTTTGCGGTCCTGATAAGTATTCTGCTGAACATTATAAGCAGGGTTTTGTTGCTGTGGCAACTCAGGTGCTGGTTCAGGCGCAGCAGGTTTGAAGTTTTTAACCCGATCAGCCTTCAACATCGCCACATTTAATGCTTTCTGGGCCGCCAATATCCTGTCAGATTCTTGGCTATCCAGTGCTTCTTTATAACTACGCTCTGCCTCAGCTACTTCTTTATCTGTGGCAAATTGCATCGTCTTTATTAACGTGCTTTCACCCGTAGTTAGTTTCTCTTTCAGCTTTGCATTCTCTTCAGCAATCTGTTTTGCATAGGCAATAGCTGCCTCACGCTCACGCTGCGCCTCTTCCTTGGCCCTGCGCTCATCGTGATACCCATGCTTTAAATGCTGAATGCGTTTCTTTACATTATCTGAATACTGTTTGATTTCATCATCAGGTATCTCAGATGGATCACCCTTTAATGGCGTCGCATTCCTATCCGCCTCGGGGCGATCGTCAACAATCTCGATCTCTGTCTCACCCTCGACTTCAAATTCAATCTTCTCTTCACTCATGACTTCCCCTTTATGCGCGGCTATAGCCACGAGGATCTTGGACCACACCCTCTATGGTGTCGTCGTTGATCAAACGAAACTCCCGTCCGTGAATCTTGAACCGGGTTCCTGAATAAGCACGCACCAAAACAAAATCGCCTTCTTTGCACCATGGTCCCGTTGGGAACTTTGCCGCATCCTTATAGCAATCCGGTCCCATCTTCAGTACAAACAAAACAACCGTGCTGAACTCTTCAATTTTTGCAAGCGAATCAGGCTTGAATAAACCATTGGCAAACTTATCCTCTACCTCTGGTAAGGCGCATAACATCCGATAACCCGTGGGCTCCGGGAGTTGCGTTGCTTCCTGCTGAGAATCCTCAGTAATATCACTCATCGTATTCCTTCATTCGATTGGCAAGGTCTTCGTTGATGCGCCTTGCGACCAAAAGACCTTGAATCTGGCCGCAGACGAATTTGTACTCCTCAAAACTCTTCATGCTCCCTTGCGAGAGTTGTCCTTCTAAATACCTAATCTGCTTATCAATCTCTAGCTCTACTGCTTCGGCGTAATTCATTTACCCATCCTTGCTAGTGACTGATCACGCTGAATGTCTGCCGCCTTATCAATCATCTTGGCCGCTATATTCTGCTCAGCTATCTGGTTCAAGCTTTGAATGCGTTGCTGCTCAAGCATGACTTTGTCCTGTTGAGCCTGTGCTTTCAACATAATGTCAGCCTGATCCTTGGCGGCCTCACGCTGCTCCTTCTGCTGCTTAAGCGCCAACTCTGCCTGTTGCATCTGGATCAAAGGATCTTGTGCTTGCTGTTGAGCCTGCTGTTGCTGGGCCTCAGCCATGTGCTGCTGTAGTAACTGCTGAGCACCACGCGCTGCCAGCCTTGAGATTTCAACCTCAAAGTCTTCAGGCAAAGGCTGATCTGGAGGTGGCAACGGCACACCAAGCTGCTGCTCAATCTGCTTGCGGTACAAGAACGCCATATGCTCATTGATGTGGGCCATGGCCGCGGCCATCATTACGCCACCCTGGGGATTCTGCTGCACCTGCTGTCTCAGCATGGGATCTTGGATAGCCGCCGTATGAACCGCCAAGTGAGCCTCATGATCTTGGTAGATAAAGGCTTTCACTGGCTGCATCGTCAGTATGGCCATGTTCTCTGATACCGGATCACGAGGTTGCTCTGCCTTAGCTGCTGGGATCAGCTTATCAATGTTCTTGATACCCAAGACTTCCAACATGCGCTTATGTAACTCAGGCATGTCATAGATCTGTGGAGCCTGTGCTGCCAACTGTAGTACTGCTTGGTACTGAGTAACCCGCTGTGCAAGGGTTGTTGCATTGGGATCAGATACTGGTATGACATCAACCAGGTCATAATCAGCTTGTTTGACCAGCCTTCCGCCAGGAGCATCTACGTCGTAGCTATATTCCGTAGGTGCATAGTCTCTGATAATAGAAGCAAGAAGCTTGAACTCCTGACGCATGGAGTAGTGAAGCCTTGCCTGCACCGCAGACATAACCTTGAGGGTTCTCTCCAATACGGCAAGCGTCGTACCAACCGGTGTATTCGCGGACAAGTCCGAAATCTGCATATCAGCCGTTGCTGCAAACCGGCGGCCTTCCTGAACTATCGTCTGTAGCAACTGGTAAAGAACCTGGCTTGGCTCTTTGTAAGGAAGCGGAAGGATGTTGTCCCTAATGGAACCTGATGGCACATCCACATCCCTGAACTCACCCGGCGCAATCGGTGTGTCATCACCCTTGACTCGCAGGCCGCGGGACTTCAATCCACCAGGCAGGTTCGATAACGTACCGGCATCCACCAACTGACGGATCAAAGATGTTCCCGACTTGGCAAATGCACCTACCAAGTGGATCAATCCAAATCCATAGAACCCAAAGCCTGGGATGTACGGGTAATGTACAAAGTGCATCCGCTTGAGCTTTAACGGATCTTCCTCATACCAGTTCCTACGGATAGCTAGGATCTTGTTCGTGCTTTCATCAATCGTCACCACATAAGGCAGTGCAATTTCCGTGGGGCCGTTCTTGTCAGTATCTTCAAAGCCTGGAAGATCTAGCTCTACGTGCATCTCAAGAATGCGATACCTGTCATCCATCGTGGCTGACATACCTTCTTCTTCAGCCTTGCGCTTCTCTACCTCACTTAATACCGTTGATGGCTCACCTAAATCCACATCTCGCCAGAACCCTGCGTGCTGAAGCTTCCTCACTTCATTCTGGGTCTTACGCATGATGTGCGTAATCCTTGGCGCCGACCTTAAATCGCTTGCACCAAAGGGAACCACAATATCCTCTGCCGGAATGAACATCGAAACCGGCCGGCCAAGCGAAGGATCGTAGTAGACCTTCTTAAATGCTGACCCTGCCAAAGCCAAAGACCAAAGCATCTTCTCGTGCTCAGGTCGGTACTCAGGCATCTCTTCCGTTAACCGGTAGTTCATGTCATCTTTGACACGCTCTGCCGCATCCTCTTTCTCTTTGGTAAGCGCCCCAACAATCTGAGTCTTTACCGGCCCCGAGGCAGGGAAAGTCTCCATAATAGATTCAGCTTGGAACCTAACTGCCGCTTCTGACAGCAACGGATAAAACACACCGCACGCACCAGGCCATGGTTCTGTACGCTCTTCGTATTTCAAACCAAGAAGCTTCAGCCCATCAGCGTAGGTATCTACCCATTCCTTGCGGGATGACTTATCTGTCTCGTAGTCTTGGATCAGATCACTAGCAATAGACGCCAGATCCCGGTCATCCATGTACTCAGCAAGGTTGGCATCAAAATCTTCTGGGCTTTCACGTTCAGCCTCAAAGATAATTTCTACGCCGTCTGCTGATATGGCTAACGAATCTGGGTTCTCAATCTCAATTTCCACTTCCGTGGGTTCTTCCATGGCGGCATCAAGACCTAATGGCGCAGGATAAAGTGCAGGTTCCATCTTGGCTCCTAGTAATAAGCGACCTTGCGGCGATACATCGGCTCACGGTCTTCATCGTCTGATTGCAGGCTCAAGAAACCGCCCGTCCTAAAGCGCAATAACGCTTGGGTCATCGAGTCTACTAGGTCATCATGCTCCCCTGAAGGAAAAGCTGCGACTTCCTCAATCAACTCATCCGCAAACTTACGCTCTGGCACCCAGATCCGCCCCGAGGCAAACAAATCCGATACGGCATTTAGCCTCACGATCTTGTCGTTGCCTTTGGTTGGGCTGTACTCACTGACCGGAATACCCATCCTTCGGAGTTCAAAGACCAACGGGCTTCCTGCTGCCTTGGCTTCAACCAGAAATACATCCGGTTCCCACTCGCGGTAGGTTTCATAAGCCTTCTGCTTAAGTTCAGGGAATTCATATCGGTCCTTAAACGCATCCAGCAAGATGATATTCGTTTCTCCCTCCTCTGTCGTCCACACACCCCATGTAGTACAAGCAGAAAAGTCAGCCCTATTGTGCTTGAGAAACGCCGTGTCCCAACTCTGAATCACAAAATCACATGGCGGCGGCCTATCACCCTCCCAAACCTTCCACCACTCTCGCTTAACAATCGCACCTTCCTCAGCCGTCGGCTGTTGCTGGTACTGAGCATTCCATTTCCCTACCGGCAACTCCTCTTTAAGCGCCAGTAACTCCTCTAACTTCCAAAACTCAGGCCAAACAGGTTTACCCGACGGCATAATCGCAGGTAATTCAATAACTTCCCACTCATCACCGCCTCTTGTTTGACTTGCTTTAATAACTTGACCCGTTAAATCCCTTAATGACCAACGCGTCATAACAATAATAATTGCACCGCCAGGTTGTAATCGCTGCCGCGGACCTGACGTATACCATTCATATACTGAATCAAATATATCTGGTTTATGAGCCGCTAATTTAGCTTCTTGTTCTGAATGCGGATCATCAATAATTAATAAATCAGCACCTTTACCCGTTACAGAACCACCAACACCAATAGAAAAATACTCACCACCCTTATTAGTAGCCCATCGCCCAGCCGATTTATTATCTGCTTTGAGTTTTACATCAGTGAATACTTGATTATATTCTTCTGAATCAATTAAGTTTCTAACTTTACGTCCAAAACCAACAGCTAATTCAGCAGTATGTGAGGTCTGTATTATCTTTTTATTCGGATTCTTACCCAAAAACCAAGCAGGTAATAAATAACTGGCAAACTCAGACTTAGTATGACGTGGCGCCATATTAATAATAAGACGTTTATTATGTCCATTAACAACATTTTCAAACGCCTTAGCCACTACTTCATGATGTTTACCTGGAATAAACCCCGGCCACATGCGTTTTACAAACCCCATGAAATCATTTTGAGCATGGGACTTAGCATCTTCCCTCTCTAACTCCTCTATCTCCTGAAGCAGTACCCGCTTCTCATCCTCAGTAAGTAGATGAAGCTTCCCGGCAGCTGCTTTGGCTAACTGCCTAATGTCCAATTTTCTTCCTAACCACCCGAACACTCCTAGGCTTACCAGGCGTTTTCTTCAAATACCCCTGCTTACACAGACTCTTCACCAGCCTATGCACATTACTCTTACTGTCCTGTAGCAATACAAACCGTATGTCGTCATACGAAGGACCAAAGTGATACAACTCCCACCAGGTCTTTACAGCCAGCAGGACTTTTGCCTCTGCCTGTGTCACTTCAACTCCCTAATCAACTCAGCACACACCTTCGCCCCACGGTCCTTGGTATTCCTACCCCAGTCCTCACAGACCAAAGCACACCTCTCCCTCTCATGTATCTGTACTAACCTCATAAAGGTCAACAAATCCCCAGTAGTACCTATCCACCCACCATCCCCAACCTTCATACCAGCACTACTGGCCATCTTCACCAGATTCATTCAACCTCCTCTGCACCTCTTCCCTGGCTTCCTCCCTAGGCTGCCACTCTATCTTCGGCACCTCCCCCATCGTCTCCGCATACCACCTCTTAGGATCCTCCCATATCGGCCTCTCCTTTTTTTTCCTACCCCCCTTATGGGAACCCACTTCTTCTTCTATGGGGGCCTCTTCCGTAGTAATCCCGCCAGCTGGCGGAATTGTAGACTTTAGTAGGGGGTGGGGGTCTTCTTCTGGGGCATCGGTAGAGTTATCAGAGCGTTGGTGTGGATGGGAAAAATTATCAGATCGTTGGTGTGGATTATTGGACCTAGCGCCGCCCCCAGCCCCCTGGCCACTTTGCCCCTCCCCCCCTACCGTGGGGTCGTCCTCGTGCGCCTGCGCGTGTGCGGGTGGGTGCTCGCGCGTGTGCTCGTGCGCGTCCACGTCAATCACCCCGCCGAGTCGGGCTAGCTTTTCCCGCAAGCGTGCCGTTGTATCCGAGCCGGTTTGATGCGTGACGACTGACCGGGTTTCAAATGCGCTTACGTCCGCAAGCTGGCCGAGCATGCGCAAAGCCTGAAGGCGATCGCTATCCTTTTTGGCTGTCCTGGCGAGGTGCTGAAGGGAATCTACAAGGAAAGAACGGATTTGCAGGGGGTTTTGCGAATACCTCAACCGTTCAACCGCTTGTTGTTGCGACAACGCCGCTTGCACATTATCCGCCGATGCCGCCCTGCTCGCCATCATGCTCACCGTCTTGCTGTTCGTTGTCTTGGGCTCATGCGTCATGAGATACGCTTCCCGCTTACTAGCTCCCGCCCCTATTGCTTCCACTAGTGCTTTTTGCTTTGGTGTCAGCGGTATATGGGGAGTGAGCACCTTGTGTGCTGGTATTCCCTTGCTTATGAGGTCAACCGCTACCGGCGGTAATTCCTGCGCCTCACTTGCCATGCTTTGCCCTTCCATTGCCGTGTGAACGTTATGCGAACGCATTATGACCGTTTATCGGTTGCAGTCAACCGTATGTCAGCTAGAACTTGCCATTAGTCCATTTATACCCCTTAGCCTATTGCATACAATACATAACACGCCTATGATGTATTGCATCGACTAACTACAACCTGGAGCCTTAATCATGACAACCGATCAAGTCATTTCCTTAGCCGTGAGACATGCTGACTGCCCCAGCTCTCATGCTTGTTTAGATGATGCAGTCCTTGCCCTTACCGCTGATTACTTTACCCCGTCCGAGCGTCAGCTATACGCTAAACAATGGGCAATCCGATCGCTTGCTCACTCCGTGGGCATTTTTCACCCTGATTACCAGCAGGCTACCCGCTGAGAGCTTAGCCAATTGCCCCGGGCTCCGGGGCCTTTGGGTGCGCTTTTGCACCATAACCAGAGAGAACCACAACATGAAACGATTGATTAACCGCTTAGCCCTCAGGCTTGCTCCCTTTACAGTGCGCGTGCTTAGCTCAGACCGCACTTATACCCACAAGGCGCACTCATACGCCGATGCGCTCTCATGGGCCCAGCAATACCCCGCCGACTGGGGACGCGTAGTTATAACCGGCCGGTTCGGTCGCGCAATTGCAGAACGGGGCCAAGCATGAGCAAACCTTACACCGAGCGCACATGGCCCGAACGCCTCGCCATCATGAAAGACTTAGAGGCTTGCAATTCAATGATGCACCAGGGCCACGTTGGGAACGGCTTTGTCGCTGCCATTGGCCGGGATAGCTTCGCCGTGACCGATCAAGCCATGCGAGCCCATGGCTTTGAATGCGCCGAGCTTTACAACTTCCCGCTTGGCACTGATAAACCCGCCGAGCACCTACGCCATGACTCCCGCGGCTTTCCTTCCTGCTGCTGGCTTTTGGCTTGGTTCGAACCGATCGGGGGGCAAGCATGATGCTACTGAGCAAAACCTATGAAATAATCACGCCCGAATCCGCCGAGGATGGCGCGGTTGATCGGTCAGGCTTTGAGTTCGAGCGCGAGCCCTTTGGGTTCCGCGAGCTTATGCAAGCACTCGACGACTACGATCACCCCAGCGATTCGCACATAGGCCCACACACCTGGGTTTCGACCGCCCCAGAGATCGACTGGCGCACTGGCGCCGAGACGGTTTATAGCTTGCACTTTGTTGGGCCCGAGTCGAAGCGTAAGTATTGGCTGAGAGCATTACGCAATCGCTTTCGCCCGAAAGTAGAACCACGCAACCGCGGCCAAATGGCCCTTGAAGGAATTTAATTATGAACGACTACATTGCACAAGGCTTTAAGAACCGCCGCGACTATCTCGAATCATTGGCCGAGGAATACGACCGCGACAAGGTTTTTATGCTTGCTTCCTTGCTTGGCCCTTCCGAGGACTTTGACGGGCTAGTGACCGCCCTCGAAGATGACATGGATTACTGAGGATGCAACCTCGGGCACTTTGCGAAGTGCCCAGGGGTGCAGCTTCGCACCGATCAACCAAGAGAACCAAACCATGGAACAACGCAAGCAGCAAATTATCGACAGCCTTTACCGCTGGATTAAGCAGCGCCCCGGACTTGAGTTCGGGAATTATGGCGACATTTCAGCTTACCGATCAGAGCTTCGCAGCATCACCAAAGATTTACACCACGCCCGCGAACTGCTCGCCTACGTTAGCCGCCGCCCAAGTATCACAGCCGACGATTTACTAACCGCCGCCCGCAGCGCCTTCAGCGGCCGCCTAAGCATACGCGAAGGCTTAGCACGCGCCGAGGTTGAATACTGTACCGGGCAATACTGGCCCACTGAATACCGCCGCGCTACTTGCGCCGTGCTTGCCTCGGCTATCTGGTATCGACTCCGCGACGATGTACAAGGCGACGACAAAGCCGAAGCCATACGCAAGGCCGCACGCCGTGAGCTCCCCCGATCAGTAGCGGCCCGGTGGTTTCGATGATCTGCCGCCCTTTTTTCACCTTCGCACCCGCTGGAGACTTCGAGCGGGAATTTTTCCGACTGGTCGACGAGTATCGCGCACGCAACCCGCGCGGACTTTCGGGAACCATAGGCGAGAAAGGCAGCTTTCAGGTTTTCACGCCGCCGAAAACGACTCACCCGCTACTGTTCGCCGCTCAAATGGTTAGCCGCAAGGATTACCGCATAGCCGACCCCTACGGGCCCGCTGGCATGGTCGAATGTGAAGGCAGCTTGCTGTTCTATGGGCTTGCTATACACTCGCCCGGATGAATCCTTACATCGAGATGAACGAAGGCATGGCCGAGATTTTAGCGGCCTTGCCCGACCAATTCGAGCACCCGGGCACAGCCGCCGCCGCACTGGCCGCGGCCTTTGTCGTTCACTGTCGGCAATGGGGTATCACCGACGAGACCGCACAGACGCTTATCACCGCCGCTCTAGCCGACTACACACTGACGAAGCATTGACCGCACCGCACCGAGACCCGCTCTCATATGCAGATCGTTTGCATCATCACCAAGTGTCGGACTCATGCACCACGGCAAACCCGAAGCCTTCGCAACCCGCTGACCCGTTCCGCTCGTGTCATGATCGGCAACGATACGCCCGCCCGTAATGCGTGCCACATGCGCCAGATTGCCCGCACTGAAGCACACCACCACGCGCACATCAGAAAACCGCAACGCCGCTTGCACGCTTAGCCCGGTCGCGTAGCCTTCGACTAACCACGGCTCCCGACCACGACCGAGCACGAACACCGCGCCTTTCGCACGCGTGCCAGGTATGAAGCGCTTTTCACCACTGACTTGGATTCTCTGGGCGCCCACCACCCGCTGCGTATTTACATCCCTCATGGGTACGATCAGCTCTTCACCAACGACTAGCCCCTTAGCATCTGGAAATCCCTTGGCTTTCAGATAGGGATGCTGCGCCATGGTTGCCTTATTGATCAGCTCCTGCGCTTGCTTGGCCGCCCGTGCGTGCTTGATACGCTCTTCACTATCGTCAAAGTATTTGATGAACTGGCTGACCTTCTCACCATACCGAGCAAACGATTCCATGGTTGCCCAGTTCTTCACCACTCCTGAGTTGCCATCAAAGATGTAAGCACCATTCCTTTTGCGTGGCTTATCTACCGTGGGTACCCGGTGCCACCTGCCATCAGGTATGGCATGGTTGATGATCAGTCCATGGGCCTGTGCATGTGCAACGAAACTCATGTGTTGCGCTCCTTTAGCTTGGCTTCAATGGCTCGTGCAAATCCCCACCGATCAAAAAACTCCGAGTTACTTGCGTCGAATTTTTCAGCGAGGTAACCCAAATCCTGTATCTCTTCATCGGTCAGCCCTTGCCACTCACCCCATACGCCAACCTCTCCAACCCTTGCCAGATCTGACTTACAACAATGCCCACACCTTGGACACTCAAAGTCATCAAGATATGACCTTGGCTTCTGGTGCATGTTGTGATCCCCGCTCATACCTTCCCCCCAAGTAGTAGCCTCAGTGAATCCATGACCCAGTACTTCGGGCCTGTCGTTATCCCCGCGGCGATACGCCATATCGATGACTGAGTAACACCAATTGACTTGGCAATCTGGTGATGCGTCATGCCCCTAGCTTCCAGCGCTCTCACTATTTCCTGTGGTGTCATACCAATCTCCTGCCGAACTTGCTCTTCGCATACTTGATGACCTGCTGCTTGATCTTGTTCTGTGTAACCATCCTTGGCTCCACAAAGATCGCCTCGTGAAACTTCCACTTAGGCCAATCCCCCGTCAGGTTCTTGTACTGGGCCTTGGCAAATCGCTCAGCCGCCGCAAGATCCCCGCGCTTCCTGTCCTTGCTGATCTGCACAATCTCCCACCAAACCAGCCGCTTATCTGACATCCAATCCGATGACTTGGTGCCGCCAAACTCCACCATCTGGCCAGCCGTATTCAGTACATTGCTTGCGGATCTGCGCTCTGCCCCGCACGATGGACACACCCGGCCGCGAAACATGTACCCGCACGCCGTGCATTTGATCTCTGCCTTCTCTTTCTCAGTAGGCTCCTTGCGTACCTTGGCGTCTAGCTTCCCGTCCTCTAATTCCTGTACGCCATGGGCAAATACCTCTACCTGATCCTCCCAGAACCGAGTGAGGTTGCCTGCGTGACAGTTGTGGACTAGGAGACCTTCACAAGTGAAGCGATTGTGGGGTCCGGCGTTGAGTATGTCCCATACTTCCCTTTCGGTTTCAACGATGGTTTGTGGAACCTCTCGATGATCTGGTCGTCGGTCATGCCTGTTGCGAAAAACTTTTGCAATGTACTGTCCGAATATTTTATTTCTGGGTTTTTCATCCTGAAGCGGTGCATGTGTGCCACCGACTTCGGGCCCCTTTTGTTGCACTGATTTAGTTTGATAGAGGCCCAGCGCAAATTTCCAGGCTCGTAGTGCCCATTTGTATCTATTCGATCGAGTTGTACGTAACCACGATCTAGCTTGGTTTCGAATTCCGGTATACCCAAGTTGTTCATGATCCAAATGGTCCCGGCTTTTACCCCAGGAAACCTGAACTCGATTCCTCTCCCGCCGTAGTGTTGATACTGACCGTTTTTCGGGTTGCAGCACCTTGCCCTCATGGCTTGAACTCTCGAATAAAGCCAGTCTGGATAAACCGGGTCCGGCTGGTTGCAATTCCTGCAACCTTTGGTCTTTGCTCCAGTCAGGTTGTGAAAAGAAATCACCGATCTGTTGAAACAAGTCACGCACTCGCATATGACGTGGAGTTTTCTGTTTCCCTTTTTCCCCAACCACATAACGTGAGGATCCACGATCTCCACCGATCCGTATCGGGCTCCAACCAAGTCCGGTCTGTGTGATGACGATCTGTTTTTCGGCACATTCCCCAAAGGTGCGCCAACCATCTTTCGTGTGGACGAGGTGATTTGGGGTTGCTGTGAGCCCCTGATATGTGATGACTTTTCTGATTCCATTGCAGACGGCTCCTCCATGGGTGATAAAGTTACATCCGTCCCATATTTTATGGTCTTTTGTAACTTTTTCAATAGGTACAAGCCCTCTGTCCGTTAGAACCCTACTTCCACGCGCAAGGCACAGCCACACAGCGAAGTCCTTGCCGGGATGCGGACGCATAACCCTGCCCATCTGCTGAATGTGACCCGATAATGATTTTCTATATGGCCTGGCACATACACCGATTTTAATATCTGTAACATCAAATCCTTTTGCCAATGCCTCACAAGATATTAATCCGATAATATCGCTATCAGGTTTTCTGAACTCATCGATTAATTCCCTGCGTCGTTCGTTATTACCATCTTTATAACTGATCTGCTGAAAGTTATAACCCCTCTGTGCAAACTCCCTGCACAATTCCTCACCGTGTGCAACGGTTGCGCTAAATACAATGGTTTTAACTGGGCCATTAAAGTGTTTATTGGTAGCCTCGATCCACTCGGACACAATGTCTCCGACGATCTCAACCCCTTGTTTTTCCATATCTTTTTCTGCCCACTCGCCATCAAACTTAACTTCGGCGCCACGCATATCCATTTCGGATTTCGCTACAAACATTTTAACGGGCACTAACCAACCATCATTAATTAGTTTATCGGTCGTGGTGCTGTTAACTACGTTACTAAATATCTTTGATAATCCTTTTGTAAATGGTGTTGCAGTTAATCCAACAACCACCGCATTTGGATATCTATTAATTGCATCTGCTACAGATTTGAATACCGTATGGCATTCATCTATAACAATTAACTTTGGCTCATTATCTATCTTGCGTCTTGCCAATGTCTGTGCGGATATAACCTGCACATATTCATATGGACGCCAGCGCCAGTGATCCGCCTGTATGACGCCATGAGGTACGCCATACCTATCCAGTGTTGTACTGGTCTGGTCTACCAGTGACACCCGATCGCATATGAACCAAGCTACGTTCTGCTTGGCTCTTGCTTCGTTCAATAAGTAGCTGGCGGATACTGTATTGTGCGTTACCGTGAAGTCGCCAAGGCAAAACAATCGATTGCCATCAATCTCAAACCCGTAGTAATCATCTTCCGGCAGTTCCTCAAGGGTTATTCCTGTAACCAAATGGCGCTTCTTTTGGTTTCGTACAGGGAATACTTTGTCCCTTGTGGGTATACGATCAAGATCCCCTGTAAGGCTAACCCTCCAGTAATCTGAGCTGAAGCCAAGTGATTTAATGCCTTTGCGCTGCTTTGATACGTAAGCACTGAAACCACATGAGCGAGCAATAAAAACAAAGTCGTTTGCTAGGTGCTCGTACTTGCTAATCCAATCACACCCTGACTTATCAATCGATCCATCGGTATCAATCATGCCGGCGAGGATCTCTAGCCTATCCCTTATGTCAGCGTACTTGTAAATATCTGGAATGTGTTTGTTCTTAAACACACGGAGCTTTTTAAGATTCTCGGTAAATTGGTTTGTCTTATCCTGGGACTTCAGTGTATGGGTCGGACATCCGTTGTATGAATAACTAGTGCTTATCGAACAACCAATTGACTGTCCATACGCAATCCATTCATCAATCATCTTGCAAGGATATTTTGATATGGCTGGCGACTTTGCTGTTCCGTCACCTATCCATGCTCCAAGAATGTAAGGCGGAATAGGTAGATCAGCATCAACCCTGTCAAATTTTTGAATCCCTGAACATCGCCAACCCTTGAGGTTGTGTTTAACAGTTTGATTGCTAGCAAAAAATACATCTGCTCTGACGTTAACAATATCGGCGTCTTTTGAGATTTTTGTGCCATCGCTTAACACCATGCCATCTGTGCCAAATGTTTTTCTAAGGCTCAGAATGTGGCTGGCATTAACAACGTATGGATCGCCTTTGATAGGCACAACACGAAACATTTTTTCCCGCCCGCGAGCTATGGACAAAACGGTTCTAGGCGTACCGTCATCACCCATGATCTTGTCCCGAGGGAATACAAATTGCACCGGGATAATTCTCCCGTTGGCCATTAGTATTGGGGTGTCTTTTGCTAAGCACTTGCCAGCTCCGGTGGGCGCCACCAGGATCTGTGACCGGTGCCCCTTGCGGACACCATCACGTAGCTCATCCAGTGCTTTGATTTGGTAGTCACGCAGACTTTCGATCAGCATGTTGACCCTCCAAGAATTCTCCATGCTGTTGCCGCCACTGCTGGAACTTGTCCATTTCCAATGGCTTTAAGTCTGTCCACTCTAGCGGCCACCCCATCAGCCACTCGACCCACGTCGGGTTCAACTTTCCACCATTCCCCGCTCCCATAAGGCGGGCTTGCTCTATCCCGACATTGTTTTTCAGCAACTCCCAAGAGCCTGAGCCCCCGCACATCCCCGCAGTTCTTGGTGAGGGCCATTTCATCACCGCCGTTGCCAATCCGTCTCCGCTCGTTGGACTCAGACCTTTCTTGTTGTAATTTCCATTTACGATTGGAGTAGGCCAAATCTTCACAGCCAGCGACAGCGG